TCAGATATGCATAGCATCATTCCATAAATCAAATATTTGCTTTTCATCCAGATGCAGAACATCAGTTAAAAATTTCCACCAATTATCATTATCCAATAAAAAACTTTGCGTTTCCAGAATGTAATTGCGAATCTTGATTAATTCTATACCAGTCATAGCATTTTCAGCAGCTGCAACCAATGCTGCCTTATTTTTATCCAAACTGATTTCCAGCTGGGAAAGCATCTGCATACGGGACAAAGTTCCGGCACTCCTGCGTTTATCTAGCAAGCGTAATTGTGCTGCATCAGCTTTTTCTACCCAGCTATTTTTTTTCTCTGACCATTGATGATAAATATCAGGACAAGGCATTGTGGTAACCGTAGCTGGCAATATGCCCGGTTCATCGATCGCTACTACTTCGCCGGTTTTCTTGCAGTATACCGTTGCACCTCGATGGTCTTCGATATACTGCCAGTTATCATCTGTCCATTGTGCAATAAAACCTTTTTTAGACTCTGGCTGTTCAGCCTGAATACATAATCTGGGAATCAGATAATAGCCGTTATTTTCCAAAGGATCCAAGTCTGCTGTAGTCATACCAACAAAGTAGTTGTTTTCGTCTAGTTGGCAAACAGGAATAGTTTTTGCATAAATTTCCATTTTTATCCTTTAAATTTTAATACATGCTAATAATGCAATATTACGCGGTCTTGCTTCATTGCCACCATTATAATCAGTTGAAAACATATGCGTATGTGAACCATTTCCATTTGTTTGGAAATAATGATTATGGTTTCCAGCAATATCTGTATGTCCCCATCTCTCAATATTGCCACTATTAGTTTCAAAATTTGTGCCGGCACCATTAGTACTAATAGGTATACCATGGTTATGTTCGCCATTGATAGATGTCCAACCTGTATGGTCATGCCATCCTGATTCTAATGTAGTACCATTATGGTTATGACTTAAATTTTGATTGGATTGCCATGTGCCTATAGCGCGTCCAGTATCTATGCCGCGCCCATCATCCCAAGCCCGCAAGAATTCACCACGTAAATCAGGTAAATTAAAAGTAGTTTTACCATCTCCTGCACCAAATCGTGTACCAAGAGCTGCAAATAGATTTGCATATGTTGTACGTGATATGGCTGCACCATTAGCCTTTAACCAGCCTGTAGGTGCCCAGTCAATGGCAAAATAATGAACTGCACCTACAGGTGTGGCATTTATATCCATACTACCATCAAACGGCACACCATTAATTTTCCGTACTGTTTTCAATCTGGATGCGGTATCAGCAGTTTTAGCGGTACCATCCTTATCCAATTTGCTGTCATTCAATACTTTGCCTTGCCGTGCAGATAATGCTGAGAATTTGTCATTAGAGTTCAGCGAGTCAATTATCTTGGTTACTCCGGCAATATCGGCAGTTGCGGCAGCTGGCGCACTTGATGCTATTAACATTTTAATTGCCGTTATTACCTGATTCTGTGTGGCCTTTTCCGGTTTGATTCTTGCCGCCGTCAGAATAGCAATTAATTCAGCCTGTACCTGATTCAGCCAGCTAGCCGGCAATACAGTGCCCAGTTCGTTTATTCCGTTACCATCATGAAATAGCCCGTCCTGCGTATCAATTGGATACATCTTTTATTTGTCCTTATATGTAAATCGTATATCGGTAAATGCTGGTTTCAGCTCTTTTAATACACTTTCAATAATTACGTCACCATATGCTGTCAGTCTGTCACCGGCTGTTGACATTCCGGCACGAAAGCGTGTTGCGCGACTATCGGCATTTTTAATGTTTACCCACCACACCCACATAATGTCTTCCCGTGCCAGTCTGTCACCGGCTCGGCTGATACCTACACGGAATGGCTGCGGCTCGGTTATGGTGATATCGTAGCCAATTGAAGCGGCCATCTGCATAAAATAAGGAATACTCAGGCCACCGGTTTCGTTAATTTTGGTGATCACTGCCAGTATTCTTTGCTGGCCGTTTTTGCCGGTGCTGTCCAGATTGAGTAGTTCTTCCCAGCGCACGATATAATTTCCGGATGTGCGTGGGTCAATAACACCCAGTTTACGACGGGCAGCATTTTGTATTTCATCCAGACAGTTGCCATCAATTGTGGCGGCATTTCTTACTGCCGGTGCAGTACGGTTGTATGCAACCGGAGGTAATAACCCCAGTAAAGTATTGACGTAACTCATAGCAAACTCACATCAACTTTACCCAGCATAAACCATTCAATCTTTTTGTTTGTCTCTGCGATTAGATTGGCTGAGGGCTGGGCCATTTTGCGATCAATAACGCTGGATACGTCACTGATTACCGCTTCCAGCTGGGAGGCAATCACGCTATCACCAGGCTTCAATGTGCTGAAATGTTCCTGCAAGGCCTGTCGGATATCTGCAGCCGCCCTGTCAAGGTTTGCATCGGACAAGCGTACTTTAACTTTAATATCAACTCTGGTGACATCGGGCTTGATGACAAAGCTGTTTTTAGCCGTTACCGGTCGCACTGAATCAATATAAGCCTGTACTTTGCTGACTATCTCATCACTGGGTAAATTATTATTACTGGTAATGACAATATCTACCGTACCAAGCCCGCGGCGTAATGGATATACATATGCACTGGTAACGCCGTCCACGCTCAATGCCCAAGCACGATAGTCATATTTATTGCCTCCGGCAGGTGGCCGACGTAATAAATCCAATAAACGGTTCAGTAATGAAGTATCGCTTTCAACATCAGTACCACCGGTAGCTTGTATGATTTCCACATCGCTGGATATACCTATCGGTGCAGCCATAAATTGTGCTGCTTTATTATGCTGATTTGATGCAGCACCAGCCTCATGCGCCTGTATGGATAAAACAGCAGTGCCCTCGTTTCCGATCGCAGCCTGTTGCTGAACTGTATACAAATGCTCACCACATATAATTTGTAATTTTGCCTCAATTAATGATCCCGGAATACCACGAGCAATAGCTGTTCCGCTGGCGGAAGTAGCATTTTTACGGCGTATACCACGCAGATTACAATGTCTCTCCAGAAATTCTGTATCCGCAGTATCCGGAAAAAACTGTCTTAATATCCATGCCTGATGAGCATATTGTCCCGTGGCACAACTGGCCAGACTGCTGGCTCGAATATAATTATCACTATCTGAAGAAACATCAGCCTGAGGGTTTAATGAAACCATATCACGCAAAATAGCGTGGCGTATTTCCTCAAATGTCGGAATATTGTGCATTTTCAAAATCCATTTAATTATTTTTTTAAATTACTTTAACCGGACACTCAAATATAAATTTTTCTCCAGTTAATTGCGTTACCTGTATATTCAATTTCAGCATGCCATTATGTGGTTGCATGGTGGCGACAGAAATATCTGCCGCACGTCCATCATCAATAATTGGCTGTAAAGCCTGTTGCGCATACTGTCTGGCCAGCAAACTAACTGATTGCAAATCTTTTTCCCGTTCAAGCGTATACAACAGTGAACCTAATTTTTTATCCGCCCAATAACTACCCAGCGGTGTCATCAGACGCAGATAAACTGCATTTTGTAAGTGATTTATAATCTGTCCGGTGTAATCACCTGTTCTGGTGTCTATTTCTCTATCCATAAACTACTCCGGTTATGCTATTTTTATAGTTTATTAAAATAACTATTTTTACCTGAAGCTGAAGAGCTTCAGCAGCTATCAGACAGGCTTGCCCACTCTGACAGCATGATCATGGCCTGCCAGACTGATCCCACTGGCTTTAACATCACCGACAGTGGTATAGCTACCATCAGTCTGTACAATGTTGCCTGAAAATATCGCCCCCTGCCCCCCTTTGATATTCATTCCGCCATTACCATTTATCTGACCTATCGCAGTAATTTTCTGTGAACAATTAACATTTTGTGCACTGATATTTACGCCTGCCTGAGCATCGATATTCACACCAGCCGCAGCCTCGATTTTCACTCCTGCCGGTGCTTTAATATTTAAGGTTTCACAATCAATTTCAATCAGCTTGCCATTTTTCAGAGTAATAGATGCCCCAGACTGGTTATAAACAGCTACTTCTCCTGCGGCCAGTGCTTTAATGCGGTATTCACCATGCTCAGTGGCAATAATAATGCCATGACTGGTCTGACCGCTTAAGGGCAAAACAATAGCTTCCGAACCCACGGGCGGATTACTGGTAAAACCAAATTGCTGTATCTGCTCCACATCCTGTAAAACCTCATCGGCCAAAGCTGCTACCTGAGCAGATTGAATCGGCTGAGAGGCATTTACCCGTGTCAGCCTGCCTCGAAAAGCCTGCCGGACTGAGCTGGTAGTATTATTAATTGTCGTTCTGGTTTTGTTTACCAGCTTCGCAACATAACTCATCTGACTCTCCAATTAAAATTTATTCCGATTAAATATATACGCCGTTATATCTTGACCTGTTTAATCTGCCGGTTAGTCACACCTTTACGCTTTCCTTTACGTGATCGTGCTGCGGCGGATTTTTTAACATAAGCATCCGGCGTCCATATTCCATCCTCTTTTAAGCGCAGTTCAGTCAGCGTACCGCCACTTCGATTCAGTAAAAAACGGCGTCCCATCAGAAAAAAAATGGCATCTATTTGCTGTTCTTCATCAATCACATGCACACGTTGTCCGGGTTGCCACAGCAGGCCATCCTGAGTTTTATGATCTGCAACCGTAATCGTTAAAGTAAAACCTTCCAGACGCCAGTCAGAAAGCATTTTTTTTGCCTGCACCTTCAACTGTTCCAGATTTTCAGCATCACCGATTAATACTGTTTTCGGCTTATATAAAACCATTGTTTCGTCTTTGTATACCCATTTCAAATCGTGTTTTGACGAATTGGCATAACGGGTGTGACTTTGGCCAAGAAAGGTCACTTCCGAGTAACGATTTTCAGTACTATACTCAATATGAATACTTTGAATATTACGTCTGTAATCATTTTTACTGTGGCACAGAGTTGCCACTGGCGGGCTGGCGTAATCAGCACCACCAACAACCAGCGTACCATCTGGCTCCAGCCACACATGCAAACCTGCCTTATAGGCAATTTTGCTCAGTGCCTGCCAAGCAGTTTCCCCGGGTTCAATGTCCACTTTATCCAGAACCGGATTTTTTTCGGCTTTTAATATCACCTTTTTGATTTGTGGCCATGGTTCAACTATCTTTTGTGCGGCAGCTAAAACATTCATTCCTTTAACATTAATCTGTTTGACGCTGCAATCCACCAGTAAACCGGCAAGGTCACGGCCATTAAAACCGATACTATGGTTGTTTTTATCAACCATTTCATTCTGATGGCCAATGATTCCGGTCATAACCAACTGGTTATTAATTAACACCTCACATTGCAAGGAGCTATAGTCGGCCAGAACACTCTGATTTTGAGAAACATTGGTTTCAAAACTGAAGGCATCAGCAGGAATCAGAAAATCACTGTCAATATCATAGCTAAGCCAGTCTTTATGCTCTTTCCCCCCTATTCGCACTACCACTTCATTGCCATATGGATAAGGCAACATTTCAGTTTCATTTAACATAATAATTAATCCACTCATTACGCTGAATAAATGATGGATGGCACAAATGAGGATTGAGACGCATTAATTCATTTGCCCGTTCAATATCCCGATAAAGTAAATACGCCAGCTGATGAATGGTGCCGTTAATATCCGCTTTTCTGGTACGCATTGGCGGTTTCTGATTAATGACGGCCAAAGCATAGTCATTAAATTGTGCGGCCATATTGGCCAGCAACTGAATCATTATCGTCGTCTGCGTATAAATACTGGCAGCATTAATGCTTTTGACATTATCAGCATAATCATAAGTTGCACGTAACATATCTATTAATTTTTGAATATGCAGCCGAAGATTATTATTGATATACAGCAACTCATTTGCTGTCACCCTGTCACTATTTACTTCAATCATCGTGACTGTATTCTGCATCAAAGCACCAAGACTCAATAATTGCAGAATCTGGGCAATCGGTTGCATCTGAATATCAGCAATCTTTTGTACATGATTGATCGCTTCTTCCTCAGTTTCCTGTCTGTCCTGACTATACAGAATATTATCAGGCAAGTTATTCAGGCCATCTACACGGTTACTGACAGAATCAAAAGTCTGTCTGGTACTTAAACTGCCAGTAGCATACTGTGCATCATTCGCCAGACCTGTTGTCACCATTGTGGCTACAGAATGAATCAGCCTGCTTACGTCCTGACTGTAAGATGCAGAAGAAAAAGTTTTACTGGTCAAATATTTTATGGGGTCAAGATCGAAAAAGCGGCGAACACTGCCAGCTACGCCACACAATGCGGCAAATACACCATTTGTACTGCCCCATAAAGACGAAATTCCCTCCCGAACGCTTAACAGCGTTTCAGAATAATCCAGTACCTGCTGTGTATACTTTTCCAGAGTATTCTGTATCTGTTCTAATTTGGCTAACCACTGATTCTCAAATAAAAATATCGGAGCTGATTCTTTTGCTTCAAAAAAAGTTATATCCAGTGCAACATAATTAACCGAATCAGCTTCAGTACGAAATGACCAGCTTGCAGCAATCATATTTTGTAACAGGCCTAAAACCGGATGAACTAATGTGCCTGCACCCGGTTCCTCCAGCACAGCCAGTAACTGTGATAACTGTGTATCAAAGCCTGCACCAAAATAGACAGCAGCAACCTGACATTGTCGTCCCTGTGTACCCAGATCCTCAATATCGGTTCCATTTGCAAACGGACGGCCATGCCGTACCAGCGCTTTCTCATTTTTATCACTGATAGAAATGACATCAAAGGCAACATTTTTGTAACTCGCCTTTTGCAGATTATTCTTCCACATAGTCATTATTGTGCACCTCCACGGTTATACATTTCCATCTGATTGCGTGACACCAGATTACTAATCACTCTGCCATCAAGCGTCACCGTAAGATTATTCTGAATAACCTGTTGCTGGTTCGAGAGAATAGTAGCTATTTTGTCTAAACGTATACCCAACTCCTGTACAATAGCCTGAAAAGCATTTTGAAATTCAGCACTTTGCTGTACAAGCACAGACTGCCCGGCACCAGACTGGCTTTCTATTGCGGGCAGATTAGCCTGAATATCTCGGTACGAAAGCATCATCGCAGCAGATGGCGTCATATCAGCACTAGCTATCAGCTGATCCTTTTCACAGGCAAACACTGATTGCCCATATAATGCAGGATCGAGTCCATAGGCATTCCGAAAATCTGGTGTGTATGGCTGACTGCTTCCCATACCTGTTGTGGCTTCTATTTCTTCAGCATCTTTCTTTTGCGTAACAGCATCACCTACCTTATCTCCCATGATGCTGCCGCCAATTCCGCCAAGTAAACTGCCAATCAGCCCTCCCAGCGCAGTACCTACACCAGGTAATATTAATGTTCCGATTGCTGCACCAGCCTGAGCTCCAGCCCAGGCTCCAGCCAGACCTCCCGCGGTACTGGTTGCATTTTTTATTTGAGCTGTCTTCTTTTCTTCATAGGTTAAACTGTCATCATTCTGAATCGCATATACATTATAAGCGCCACCAAGGACAGCTACTGCGGAATTACCCCGGCCTAATAATTTGCCAGGAACCCTAGCTGGAACCTTTCTGCCTTTAACCCTTGTTTTCCGACTGGCTGGCGTTTTTGTATCTTTGTTTCTGTTCGATTTTCTTCTTTCTCTGTCAAAATCACCCCCGGCATCAATATCGATATCGCCTCTTTGCCCAGACAAAGTGCCCAATGCTTTCAGTGCGGTTGCTGCACTACCGGCGGCGGCCGCCAAAGCAGTTACAGCCAAAGTAAGAGCAGGAAATTCAGCCGATAACTCAGTTAATCTGGTTTGAAAATTAACTAATGGTTCTACTACATCACTTCTGCCCAAAGTAGCCAGGGCACGATTTTTTTCCTGCTGCCGCTCCGGATCCGCAGATAACACAGCTAACTGTTTGGCAGCCAGACCATCAGCATCTTTCTGCAACGCATTTATTTGTGGCAGCAACAGATTATTATTCAAACTGGCATTAACAGCATCTCTGGCATCTACAGGAATAAAAGATAACAGCTTATCCTGACGCGCTTGCATCTGTTGCTGAGCATGTATATCGCCGGCATCGGCTTTTTGCTTTAAATTCTGGTAATTCCTGTCTTTAGCAAGAATATCACTGCAAACTTTAATCAGGGATTGAGCATCATTTAAGCCCTGCATACTGCCCTGTTCCCTGATTTTATCCCAGTCAAGATGTTTGCCTGATGCATCAGGGTCTTTAATTTTACTCAGAGTACTGGCCAATTCCGGATTAGCCAATGCTTCCAGCAAAGCTTTAACGCTTTTACTTGCATCGTCATTAGATTCTGACTTTTTTGATGTAGCCTGTAAGGCTGAAATTAAATAATCGATACCTCCGGTATCTGTTAGCCCCGCCTTTTTGGCAGAAGACAATAAATCTGGTAATTCACCCTGCAACTGGGCAATAGTAAATTTACCCTGACTGCTTGATGCAATAATATGATCAGAAACCGAGTTATAATCCTTATCCTGCAAACCATAATCTGCCAATGATTTGTACAGTCTGGCTGTATTTTCATGATCATACTCACCGGCGCTGGCAGCTGATCCGACCATGGTACGATGTGCATAAGGAATAGTTGCCTTAACCTGATCCAGAGTCATGTCCTGCTGTAACATATCAGTGAACAGATTCAGCGCAGCCTGTGATGTACCGCCATTTCTGGCAACCAAACCCTGAATCAAACCCTGAATTTCTTTTACGCCCTGAGTTTTAATCCAGTCTGCCGATTTACTTTTATCTGTACCATATGCTTTTACAGCAGCCTGAATAACACCCGAACGTAATTTCTTTTCATCATCTATTGCCGGCTTAACTGCACCGTAGACAGCCTTTCCCCCCTTGACAATTTCACCGCCAACCGTTTTGGCTACACCCCATTTAGATGATTTTTTTTGCTGTTCTGCAATATTTTTTTGTATTTTAGAACTTTTTTCTAATTCCTTATTTAACTCACGAATACTGTTACGAGAAGCTCTGGTTGCATGCTGAATCTGCTTTTGTGCCGCATTAGCAGTAGCAGTAAAATTCTTATATGCATTTTTAGTCTTGCCAATTTCCCGCTGTATTTCCTGTTCAGAGCGTATTTCCTTCCGTAATCGCATATCCGCAGCACGTTGTTGCTCTCGCTGAATCTGCTGAATAATTCGGATTTGTGATTTACCGGCTTTCTCACTTTCCCTGACTGCAACAGCAGCTGTGCGCTTTATTTGCTGTTCTAATTTTTTTACCTCCTCAGTCATTCTGGTAATGGAGGCCTCCTGTTTTGCTAGCGACTCCTGATTTGAAGACATGTCAATACTCTCGCCTAATTGTTGATTATATTTATTCTGACCGATTAAAAATAATGGATAGAAGTGAATATGCCTGAGCAGCATTCATGCAAAAAGCCCTGCCATGAAGCAGGGCTTTCATCAATCAGGCTGATTAGCTAACAAACTATCTTTAACTGGCTGGAATGGTTTTGGCTTTCTCTGGCGTAAAGAAATAATAACATTATCATCATCATTTTTTATGCCCATACTCTCCAGAACAGTCTCAATCCAGACAGATACTTCAGCATGGCACATCATACTAACCATGGCTGGTGTAATCATTGATTTAGCCAGCAGAATACATGCCTGTCGATAATTTTTATGAGCTATTGCATAACTACGCTGCTGTCCGCTTCCTCTGATGCCGCTGGGTCTGACTGGCCAGCGGCAATCGATTTTGAACGTAAAGATTCCATACTGGTTAAAATTGACTGATAATCTTCTGAAGCAAGGTTGTGCAATAGAAATTCAACACTCAGGTTTTCTGCATCAATACCAGAAACTTCCAATTGTTGTGCCCAATAAGCCAGTGTAGTCAAAATGGCTTTTTTTGCACCCGATACATCTTCAATCAAACCGGTTTCTTCCAGTACTTCCAGTGCCTTGAGTTCATCTGCCAAAGTCAGAGGCTTAACAGTATAATCAAAATACATCTGGCCATTGTACGCCAGACCATAAACCAGCTTTCCAGTCTCTTTTAACATTATTCCACCACTTTATCCAATGCAAACATTTCAATATCACGACGCGCTTCATTTTCTACACTGTATTCTTCCGAACATTTAGTGCTGGTACAACCTATATAGCTGATACGTGCTTCATCTGCATTACGGGGGTAAATAGTAATTTTTGCATTGGTGATGTTGTCCCAGTCAATACCACTTTCATCCAGCGGAATGGCTGCACTGACACTCATTGTGTATTCTGTCACACCATCTGCATAACCACGCACTTTGCCGGATTTGTTCATGGTCTTAACTACTTTACGCCCGGTTGTCACTTCCGGTTTGAAGCTGATAATCTCCACTTCACGACCATTCACTTCCATAATTACCGCACCGGCATATTTAGCGCCTGTTTTATTTGCCATATTTTTTCCTTTATATAGACAAGGTGTTAACCTTGAAACTAACACCTTATATGATTAATTTATAAGTACAGATCCACACGTGCGGCCAGTACATGCAGACCATTGACTACATCGGCAGGGATAACTGCATCCAGGCGGTTTGGATCATTTGGATTACGCTGTACAATCAACTTATCCTTATTTTCCAGAACCGCCTCCAGAATTTCGGCATTTTCACACTGATACAATACATCCAGAATTTCTGAGCGCACCCTCAACGGAGTACGTTCTGAAAGTTTCTCACGCGGAAAACGTAAGGCGATACGCTGATTAACAGCATCACGTACATAGTCAAGTGTACGAATCGTGGTGATATCCAGCAATGCCGGATCATCTGTACCTGTGGCATTTTTCACATAGGTAGATACGGCACGCATAATCTGCACCCGATTATTCACGATCTGCAAAGGAGTCAGCCCGTTATACAGAGCACTGTTAAACTCAGCAAACAGAGGCCAGCTGGCATCAGCTGTTTTTCTCAGCCCTTTTATTTCCAGTGTATTGAGTGGGCGAGCCGGATCATTTTCACCAGCAATTACAGCAGCATAACCCGCTGCAATAATGCCATTGCCTTCCATGGCATTTTTATACCAGGCTATGGTAATACGGCCACTATTAATTTCATTAGCAAAAGTGGTGCCTGTACTGAGTGTGCCGCGCCAGCCCATCACTCCGATACAGCCACGCTTTTCAATCGCATTGGATACAAGATCAATATGATCAGATAATTTTCTGGCATTTAAATCATCAGTAAAAGCACTACAGATAATATGGTAATGTTTGCCGGCTACCTGCTCAAGAGCAGGACCAATATCCTGATTCCCATTACCATTCTGAAATGGTTTTATATCGATGAAAGCTTGATTCGCGTCAGCACTGTCTGCACTAAAAGATACCATTAAGGCAATTTCATTACCAATCGAACCCGTATTTCTGGCTGTTAATGTAATTTTAGCGCCATCAGCATTGGCACTGACCAATATCTCCGCGTCATTAATAATGTCAGCCATTCTGGATGTAACATCAGGAATAGCCTCATCATTACTTACACGAGTCTGGCAATCAATTCCGCCAATGGTTACTGTCAGAACGCCAGAATTATCTGGTAAATGTTTAATGGTTACACTTGCATCAGCAGGATTACTTTGCACCGCATCATCAACAGTAATCACTGTTAAATCCAGATAGGGATTATTAACAAATGCCTGTTTTACACAATAATATGCCCAGGAACCCTGGCCAAACAGGTTAGCAGCATCAGCATCACTAAATAATTGTACTGGTGTCAGTGCCGGCTGTTTACTCTTTGGCAATCTAGATGCAATCAGTAACATTTTTTGCGGATTGGCTGGCAAGCCTCTTACTGCAGTACGCGTATTGAATTCAATATACCGGCCTGGTACACGAATATCACTGCGCACAGTATCAAACTGAATATTATCAATCATTCCTTTACTCCTGTTTCATTTTTTAAATTTTCCGTTATCATTATCAGATCACCATCAGCTACCAATCGACGGTAATAGAGACTTTCTGGAACCTTAACCGGGTTATGTGTAATATAAGAATTAACGCGATTTTCCTTTGGCACGCGTAAACCATCTGCTGCTTGAACGATCATCTTCTCTTTCATATACACTAGTTATAAATCAGTTCTGTATACTTTTATTTTTTATATTCAATACTAAAGAACCAAATTGAGCTGGCGCTTCAGAATGCTTGCCGGCAAACAGACTAAAAACATAATCCGGATTATTTATATCAGTGGTGTATTCTGGATAATGATCACTTTCAATCCCATAAATATCACATACCGCTTCAAATTCAACCGCGACTATATCCAGATTTTCTGTATTGCTATCTAATGTGGATATAAACAGTGGACGAACCGTTTTTGGCTGTAAACCAAAGCTGTTTAATTCTTCATTTAATCTCTGCCCCGCAAGCAGACGTAAAACCGCATAAACCAGATCATTTATATCCGCACTTGGATAAGGTGGCTCATCTGTAATACGATTAGATATACACACCACATAAAACCCGGCACTCAGTTCAAAACGTAGCCGTTCAGAACCTTTTGCATTTATCTGTGCCTGATTAAAGGTTAATAAAATAGCCGGTTTCTTTCTTATCTTGGTTAAAACCTCTTTATTTTCCAGCCCGCCGAAATACAAACCAACCTCATTAACCATCGAGCCCAGCCCTTGTTTCAGGCGTGTGATGATTTCACTTTGGATTTTGTTTAGCACAGCTAATTTATTCACTCCTTTCTATAAATTCAATATATTTACTTATCATAAAATACACAAATATGGCTTATCTGTTTCTTACTCCGATTCATGCTGTTTAAAACAGATTAATCAGGATAATGGCTTATAATAATTACGTATTTATACAAATTTATTTTATGAAATAATAATTTTTTCCTGCTTCCACAGAAATTTCATACAAATAGTTAAAGCTGGCTGTAGCATATAATGCTGCAACAGATATAAACAGGATGTACCTATCATCCTGATGCTCAGACATACTAAGGCAAGCAACAGATACTTGCCCGCAAACGAGGATATATGTCTATTTTTTATCAGATTTTAAATTGTTCTGGCTTCTGCCCACATTTCAAATACATTATCCTGCCGAATTTGTAAAATGTTGGTCAGAAAATTCCACCATAACTTGTTTTCCAGTGCAAAGTTTTACGTTTCAAAAAAATTTTTATAAATATTTTAAAAAAGTACAGAAATTTTATTATCTAATTCTTCTGTACTAACCTTGTTACTCTTCTGGTTTGCTTGGCATATCAGAAATTAAACCTTTCTGATACTTTAATAAAGCAGCTCGGTACTTCCTCCAAGCAAGCAATCCCTTTTCTGCTTCTTGCCTTTCTTCTTCAGTATCAGAAAAATCAAGCATATCTTGATACGCTGCAATTTTTTCAGCGGCAACAGATAATAATGTATTAATTCTCGCCTTTCGTTCGTTATCTATCTGCTGCTGTTTCTGTGCCTCTGCTTCTGGTGACATAATCCATTTGTTTTCTTTTTCTGACCAATGATGGAAATAATCAGGACAAGGGGTAGTTGTCACTGTTTTCGGCAACTCACCCGGTTCGCTGATTTTAATTTCCTGTCCGGTTTCTTTGCTATAAACAACTTCACTACGATGGTCTTCGATATATTGCCATGAGTCACCAGTCCATTGCGCGATATAACCAGCTTTAAACTTTGGTTCATCCGCCTCAATGCAGAATCCTGGTATTAGATAATGACCATTACCTTCTAATGGGTCCAAATCTGCTGTAGTCATACCAACAAAGTAGTTGTTTTCGTCCAACTGACATACAGGAATTGTGGGAGCATATATTTTCATTTTTAATCCTTAAATTTTGATACAAGCTAATAATGCGATATTACGTGGTCTGGTCATGGTGAAAAAATTTCCTGACCATGCCGGTCTCTGATAACTGTAAGGTTCCGAATAAAAAGCCTTTGGTAAATCTCCAATCCACGGATCGCCAAACTTTCTTGCTGAATAATCCATCGTCACCATATCAAAAATTTCTGGTCCTACTGGGTCATCATGACTGATAGGAGTACCAGTTTGCCATCGGCCAAGCCATCTTCCTTGGTCAACACCCCTGCCATCATCATAAGCACGAATAAATTCACCACGTAAATCCGGCAGATTAAAAGTTGTTGATCCATCTCCTGCTCCATAATATGTGCCAAGTACAGCAAATAAACCCGCATATGCCGTGCGTGAAACAGCCGCGCCATTGGCTTTTAACCAGCCAGTTGGTGCCCAGTCTTGTGCGAAGTACATTACTGCGCCAGCAGGCGTCACATTAATATCTTGCGTACCGTCAAATGGCACGCCATTAATCTTCCGAGGGTTATATAACCTAAAAGCTGATCCTGCATTACCAAAAGTATGCTGATTACCTTTGACATTCACCCCCGGTAAATCAATATCTTTAGTGCCATCGAACACCACACCACCAATTTTGCAGGGCTTAAATAATTTAGACGCAGTGGCCGCATTACCCGATGTATTCTGATTACCGGGTTTGTTCACTCCGGGTAAATCGATATCTGCCGAACCATTAAATACCACACCACCAACTTTTCTGGCATTGGTAAGTTTGTCAGCCATCGATGCTCTTTTGGCCTGTTCCGCATTCACTGCATTTGTTGCGGTTGCTGATTTGTCCAGTTTATTGTCTTTTAACCATTTAGTCCGGTTGGCCAGCTGGCGAGTGGGTACATTATCGATACCATTCTCACCACCCAGTACCGGATCGGATGTTTCCCATTGATAAATGCCTTCTTCCCAGAACGAAGTTTCTTTTAAATTTGCCATTAAGCAGTTCCTTTGTTAAACGAGCCATCACGCTGTGCCTGTCCATTGTGTTGCAGCGGTACGGCGGTATAATCCAGACTGGCCAGCACGCAGCGTGCCGGCGCAAAAGCAGCCAGGGTATGATGTAATAAAGCGGCCTGTTGATTGGTAATCGGGTTATTCAGCAAAATACGGTAATGCGCCCAGTAAGCATTATGTCCATGCACATATAAACCGGAGCGCTGAATATTCCCGTTGTGCTGTTGATGATTAAGCCCCTCAATAATGGTGATTTCACCAAAACCGAGACGGCGAACAATTTCTCTTAACGCCCAAGGAGTTCCCTTGCTGCGGTGAAGTTCATATGCACCTTTAATCAACTGGCGTTTGGCCTGATCGCTTTCGGCCAACCAGTAGCCATTTACGCCGAGAATACAATGACTTTCAGCCAAAAGTTCAAGATGATCGGCCAGTACCAGATTTACTAATCGAGGCATAAGCTGTGGCGTACTGACCATATCCAGCCGCAAGCCAAGAGCAGCCAGTGCCCGCATACGCTGGTCTCGTTCAATCACATCAGCATAAGTGAGCTTAGCCATCCACAGCCTCCTCCGCTATGGTGAGGTTCAGATTAGTACAGTGCGCCCAAGTATCGGCTGCAACTGTAGTCAGTTTAAGTTCTGGCGTTGCAACGTTATAGACTCCGTCAACCTTTAATAAAGATTGAATTACCAGAGGCACCACATCTACCCCTAGTCGCTGTTCCTGACTATATTGATATTGCTGCCAAGCAGCTTTAGCCGCAGTCAGTACTGCCTGAGCATCAGCACCGACAAACAGCGTTAGGGTTGCAGCAACCTGATAATTGAAAGTTTTGGGTGCACGTACTACTACCCGATCACATAACGGACGTACACGTTCATCCGATAAAGCTGTCTGTACCTGATTAATCAGCTCCATTGATGGCAGGCCGGCTTTAGTAAGTAAAGTTACGGCAACCACTCCCCCTAAAGAGTTACCCTCTTTATCAGTATCATTGGTTACATAAACATCAATAATGTCCTGACTAACCTGACGGGTAAAATATTCATAGGCACCAACCGGACCAGCCACTGAAAATGATTCCGGTGCCAGCAGAATGCGTACCCGATAGGCATCATCACTTTCAATATCTACCCCGCCACTTGAGGTTGTGATATTACTAACCTTAACTTCAATTACATCAGACACATGATCTATTAAAGTATTAATCTGTCCGGATGACCAGCCATTGCCCACAATACCAGTTGACTGACAGACAGCAACCAGCTCAATACTGGTACTGGCAGCAGTAAGCAAACCTGCTTCAACAGTGGCAAATATCAGCGAATCTACAGTAACTCTGGTTCCTTTAGGAATCACAACCTGTTCTTTACCTGTCAGTTTGGCCTGAAAACGCAGCGTTGTTTGAGCCGGTTGTGCCTGTAACCTTGGTGTATGAACATCATCTCCGCATAAATCCAGCATTAAACCAGTAGCAAAGCGTACATGCTGCTGCCGATAAGCTTCATTTATCTGTTGCCGAGTCAGTGCCTCGCGATAAGCATAAGTATTAATCAGCAAACGCTCAATATGCGCCGGCTGTAATACCTTGCCGGTACGATTCTGATAATCAGTTATCGTCTCAGCCAGAATTGTTGCCAGATCGTCTTCAACTACCTTTACATCTGCCCGCGCCAGCTTAGTTAAATCTGTCATTTACGCACCAATCCAATATGTGTTTGATAAATTTCACCTGCTACCTCTCCTGCTATATGCCAGTGGACAGTTATCGTTAACTCAGGTGCATGACCTGTAAAGCTAACGCGCTCCACCACCACGCGCTTTTCCCATGTCTGAATAGCCAGAATCACTTCGCGAGTCACTCCGGGAACAAATACATCTTCTGGTGTATCCAGATAATCCAGATGGTTAGAACCAAAAGCCGGACGGGTAACATCGGTTCCCTTACGTGTCATTAAAATATTCAAAATACATTGATTAATATCATCAATGCCGGCCACAATATCGCCACCGCTTTCCTGCGGTGCTAGCTGCCAGTGGCGGGTACGTGGTGTAATTGTCATAGCTCTTTTCCAGTAATAAAAAATCCCTGCCATTGTTGGCAGGGATGAAAAACGGGTATGAATGAGCGTTTAGTTGAACATCAATTCGGTGTACCTGTATTACCACCTGAAGTCAGATCTGGATGAGTGTGACCCTTAAGGCTTTTACCATCTGCCACCACATCACCTCCTTTAACCCTAATCGTGCCGGCAATCGATGCTGCTGCATTACCCCCGCCAGAACCGGCCATACCGCCCTGATAGGTTAATTTTCCCTGCACCAGTAAATTGCCTGTAACTGTAGTAGACGGCGCATCCAAAGTGATTTCACTGGCCTGAACCAACACCGTATCTGCTTCTACTACCACCTTGCCGGCAGTATGCACATAAACCTCGCCACTGTTGCGATCATGACTGATTACCGTGCCATTACTAAACTTTTTCATCCATATATCATTGCTTTTTGTCGGGGTAATATCATTCTGATTATATAAGGCTCCCAGAACTACTCCACTTTCACCTCTTGCATCAAGAATACATGCCACCAGCTCACCTACATCTGGTAAAGAATAAAAGCAGTTTCTGCCAGCGGCCGCAGTAAGCATTGGCAGCCAGTCAGTCTGCATATTCTCCAGTGCCGGAATATTTACTTTAAGCAAATGCCTGCCAGCATCAATGGCTTCCACAACGCCAAACTGTAAGGTTGCCCCAAATTCATACAGTTTCTGCATATTTTTCCCCATCGGCATCATCAGCTATATATTCGATCATATTGATTTCCAGAGACGTACTATAACCAGAACTGCGACTCACATTATGGCTGGCCTGCTTAATCTGATAATTTCCCGACATCTTGCCATAACCGCGCAAACGTATAATCTGACCGGCCACCAGCTTTACATTGCCAAACAACTCCAGACTACCGGTTACCTGACACTGACGTGCATCAGTAAGTGCAGCATCAGCACGTGCAGTTAACTGCTGTTGCGATTCCCCCTTATTGGCCACAATCTTTAACATGTCACCACTTGCGCTCTGTTTACTCTGCGGCCGCAAAGGCTGCCCCTTGCGTTTTACCGTTCGCACCTGTTTAGCTTTAGTATCATAGCCGCAAGCCACTACCTCATCAGGCACACCTTTGAGCTGATCACGAAAACTTGCAGACACTACTTCTTCCGGCTGCAACACCAGCACTGGTTCTTGTGCCGTTAATTCCGTATTGGCAATAAAAGCTAAAGTCTGGTCGACGATTTTAAAAGTATAGCCAAACTGCTTTGCCAGCCGTGCCAGAAATTCCACATCACTTTCCTGATACTGAGTAATACGTTCAATTTCCAGTTTGGCAATCGGATTTTTGACTTCCAGCTGCAATCGCGCTGCCACCATCTGCACAATTTTTTCCAGTGTCGTTTTCTCATATGCTCTTGGCTGTAAAGTGCGGCTGGCACGGGTAATCCCCGTGGAGAGAGCTTTCAGAGTGATCACATTGGGCTTGAACGCATAATCAATATCAGCAATCTCAAAATTGCCCAGATTTACCATACCGGTAAACTGGTCTCCCAGTGCAAACGATAACACATCACCCTGATTCGGATACCAGCTACGCAGCCATCTGCCATCCGTATCCTCAAACGATACTGACAACTCATCCGATTGTTCGCCCAGATAATCCGTATAGTTGATACTAAGCAGATAAGGCCTTATTGCCAGAGTAATATCTTTTTTCTCATAGCCTATAGTAAAGTCTGGCATCGTAACTGGATGGGTTCGCCCCAAACCGGATACTCCTGTCAGCATACTTAACGCATCCATGGTGGCATATCCTCCTGTGCTGTATGCGTATCCGACTGAATGACTGGAATCAGTACCGTCAGATTGGCAGTAAACTGTTCAGCCAGCGGTAAATGCGGATTAGCGGCAATCAGCCGGTCAAGCATCGTGGCATCACCATAGTATTTATGTGCAATCAAATCCCAGCGATCCCCTTCACAAGTCTGATATTGCAAAACTGAATCAACCATAATCAGGCCTCATCCTTTCTCGCGGCCAGCCACGCCATTAATGACTGGGCGCCGGTAGTCGCATTACTGATACTATCCTCCACCATCGATAACAGCCTTTCACTCTTATCCAGCCAGTCTCCCCACTCACCACTGTCATAACCGGTCTGAATCAGATTCACACATTCCTCCAGCTGATGAGCGGCCTGACCGGTATATGACAGAAAATCTGCCGCACCAGACAGATCACTAAACCATGCACCTACCTCAGGCAAAGTATTTAGTTTGCTTAGCGTCTGGCCGCCAACAGTCAGCGCATCGGCAATCATACCCAGCCAGCCAGAAGTATTATGCTGTACAGTACGCGCCCGCGTGATTAAATTCTGAATTTCGGTAACATCATGTTCAACTGCATGATAAATACGTACCCCTGTCTGTACCGCCGCCGCAACCTTGTTAACAGCCCCTTTAATCGAATCCGGCATAAAAGAAAGCAGCGGATTCTGACCCTTCATGATGCCCGGCGTTGGTAACGGATTATTCGGATCACCAACAAATTCAAGCAGCTCAACACTGATTTCACGCGCGGCAGTACGTCCCTGTGCATCCTGAATCAAAGTAGTACTACTCAACTGCTGAATAACAAACCAGCCAACAAACCGTCCAGACCCAAACACCAGCGCCAACGCCTGCTGCGCCTCCTTGGCATTAATCAGTGCAGTATAGGCACTATCCGGATTACCCAGTTTCCAGTGCAGCAACATACCGAAACGAATGTTAGTCAGATCATTACCGGTAGCCTGCAAACGCGGGCGTCCGGCCAATACATCATGTTTAGCAAAGACAGCACTGTGCGTTTCTTCATAACTGCTGAAACTCTCCAGTACTTCAAAACGAATATCCCCCAGCATTGCATACATCAGTAACTCCTCAACTCTTTTGCCTGTATCATGCGCCGGTACATCTGCTCAAATTCACGCTGACTCAGCGCCAGTGCCTGCTGAATCACAGTACGGTCTGCATTACCGTTAACCTGAATAGTCGGATTAAAATTAATAGTTACTGCACCGGAATCATGTCCTGCCGGATAGCGGTTCTGCGCAAATTCTGCTGCATTAAGCTGCATCTTTTCATTAAACTGAGCCGTTAACGTACCAGAGCGGCTTTTAAATTTCTGCTGTATGCGGTCAGCAGCCACACCTATTGCCGTTACTGGTTTATCTGCACCGAGGTCAACGCCCAGATGCATGCCCTCCATCAACGAACCACCAATACTCTTAAATACACGGCTAGGCGAATTAATGCCAAATACAGATTTAGCCTTATTAATAATTTTACTGGCAAATTCACCTACAGCATTAATAGCCTTAGTAATACCCTCAGTGAAACTTTTAACCAGACCATCAATAATATTGCGTCCAAACTCACTGAATTTTGCCGGTAATTCCTTAAAAAATTTCATTCCTGCTTCAAATTTAGTTTTAACTGTATCCCATAAACCAACAAAAAAATTCTTAATTGGTTGCCAATATTTATAAATCAACAATGCTGCTGCACCAATTGCCAGAGCAACCAAACCTATAGGCGTCATCAAAAAAGCCCTGCCTACGGCCATAATCGCGTGGCGCAGCAGATTCAGCACAATACGGCCTTTACCCAATGCACTGAAACCCCTGCCCAGACTGGAAAAAACCGTAAACAAAGGTTTTGCTACTTTGGTAATCAGACCAAATGACTGCACAATTTTCTTAATTGGCGCAATGGCAGTACGCCCAATCGTGGCAAATGCCTTTTGCAGTAAACCCAGTGCTGAGCGCCCCTTATTGAACACCGCAAAATTCTTGCCCACACCAGCCAGCCTGCTGCCAAAAGACAACAGCTTCTGGCGCAATGAGCCGGCAGACTTTCCCACTGAGGTAATAGCGGAACGTAAACGCTGAAACACCGAACCACCCTGCTTGAGGTCACGTGCAATCTGAAAACGGGCAAAAATAGTACGTAATAGCGCCAGCGGACCAGTAACCATAGTGATGGCATAACGCACCAAAAGCAGCGTCATCCGCAGCCCGGCCAAACCTACACCAAAAGCCACCACAGATTTAATCAGCGCTGGATGCTTCTGAATAAAAGGCAATACCGTATTGAGCAGCACATCTTTGGCCACCTGAGCAAAAGTATTAATTTCGGGTGCCAGCGTTGCACCAAAAGCATTGCTTACCTCAATAACCGCATCGTGTAAATTATCCATACTAACCGCAAGCGTATTAGTCTGAAGCTGGGTACGCTGATCCAAAGATGGCTGATTACCCATTCGGGTTTGCATCGCAGCAAAACCAGTACCGCCGCCCTGAGCTGCTGCTGAAGCAATCTGTCCGCCACTCTTGCCAAATACAGCATCCATCATATTAAATGCAGCACGGTCACCATATTTCGCTTTAACTTTATTAAAATTTGCCTCCAGCTCACCTACAACCACATGCATATCTTTAAGTGAGTCGTCTTTATTAAACAGACTAAACTTCACACCTGATTTCTGCATCATCTGGCGCATTTCTGTACTCATCGCAGAAGTTGCCTGCTGCATAGCTTTCGGCCCCTGTGCCAGCCTATCCAGAAATTCCCCCATACCATCGGCAGCATCAGACCTGCTTACACCACCATGTATTGCCATTCCCTCAAGGGCATATATTTTTTGCTGATTCTGCAAACCAGTCAGATGCAGTCTTTGTAATGGCGAAGCCATAGCAGCCTGGGATTTTTCGATATCCTCCAGACTCATACCTGACGAGTGAGCAATTTTCTGGACAGCATCCAGACCAGCAGACAATTCCGTATCCTTCAGCTTATAAGTCTGCATTAACCCCTTAGCTACAGAAATGTCCTCAATCTTCTTGCCAAATAACACATTAAAACCGGCAATTGCCTTCATCCCCCCCTGAAGCACCGCATCATCAGACATATTAGCCAGCTTCATATTAGTGGCAAGATGAGTATAATCATTTTTATTACCCTGTTGCTCAAGACTCAGCTGCGTAGACTGGGCATTAATCTGATTAAACCTGCCCATGCTGCCATCTTTCTGCATCACAGCCTGTTTTAGTCCAGTTTCTGCCGTTTCACGTTCCATGTGAATTTTCACCGATTTCTCAACCGGTTTCATCAAAGTCTTAATAGTGCTTTGGGTTTTAGCTAATTCTCCACCAATTTTCTTGCGCTGTTCCAGAATTTTGTTATATCTGTCTACTGCCTGAGTTAGCCTATTCTGCGCGCTGACTGCTTTTGCAGTGGCTGCAGAAAAATTATCCAGAGACTGGATTTTCACCTGCAAACCCCGTATAGATCTCCCCATCTCCTCAATCTGTCTGGTCGCCACACCGATAGCAGAACCAAAGGCCTTGACAGAACGCTGTACCTCACCAAAATCAGAAACAAATCCACTATCCATAACAGCACCAATGCATTTCTATCCATTATCTTAATTGATACTGGAATTCACCAACTTATTATTTATTATTCATAAAAATCATTACCGTTACTATTGCCAGTTCACAGCCTCTGCCACAAACCAGCAATATATTAACGGTACACTCACAACAGACAGCAACCGCTTACAGCTTGCTGTATTTAGCCTTAATCTGCCGGTTAGCCTGTTGCTGCCATTGTAAAATTTCATCCAGAGACATCTCATCAATATCTGCCGGAGAAAAACCAAACCACCACGCTAAATCCGCAGCAGCCTGATAAAAACCATCCCAATCAGTGAGTACCCAGACAAAACTGACGCACCAGCGCGTAATCCTCCCACGATAGCTCATCAAAATCTTCACTTTGCAAGCCTGAGGCCATAGCCAGACACAGAGCTTCCTGCAGTACTACATTATCCGGATACTGCTCAGCGGCACGTTTAAAATCCTTAACTCGTACCCGACGCAGTGTCAGTTCCGTTACCACACCATTGGGCGTTTGCAGCGGTTCTACCAACTTGATAACCTTACCTGTACCCAATTGTTCTTGCAGCTGTTGCGCTTCAGTTTGTGCCATATCTATTCCTTGAATCATTAATAACGCCGAAATTCATTCAGCGCAGAAAAACATTTCCACCATAAAAAATGCCCACCCTGATAATCAGCGTGAGCATTCAACTACATTATTTCAAATCGAAAATAAATTACATACCAATATTTGCGCGCATCTGCGCCAGCATATCCACACCATTTACCCGATACTGATTAGTAAACGCGTTGTAATACAAAACCTCACGGCCTGAAACCGTCTGATGAATTTCCGTAGCCTGGAAAGTACTGGCAAATTCTGCCTTTTCTTTTGGTTTATAAGTGCCTAACGGATTCTTGCTGAACGTAGCCATCACCATCACCACCATCGGTACTTCTGCGGCCAGACCGGAAGCATTAAATGCCTGCACATTGGCACGTACCATCAGCTGGCATGCTTTAAACGGATTATAAACCTTAGTAAATACATCGGGATAAAAACTGTTCCAGGTAATTTCCCCTTCCAGCGCCTCAATACCACTGGGCAGCTTCACCGAACCCACCAGCCCTAATCCTTTAGTTTCTGTTTGTCCAACAGAAATATCCGGTAATTTAAACTGACTGGCACGGCCTAACTGACTATTACCATTAACATAAACATTGGCATTATAAATTGCATTAAATTCTGTCATAACTGATTCCTAAGCGGCAGACTGGTTGCTAATCAAATTAGCCAGATAAGTACGGGTCATCACACTGGTATTGGTGATACGTTCTGCTGGCAGTTTAGGGGTATAGTCATACTTGATTGGCACCTGCCCTTTACTGAAAGCATCAGCCAGATCATAGTCATAATCCAGACTCACACTAAAACCAACAATACTCTTGAGCGTACCCAGATAAGTACGTACCGTGCCCAGCAGACTGTCAATCAGCGCATCATCAATAGGCAAATCAATATACTGTAACTGCGCACGGCGAATCGACTCATCAATCAAATCACCAGTACGCTGTGCAGTTTCAAAATTCTTGATATGCGTCACAGTCGGGAAACAGGCCAGACGGTTACCCCATAAGCGGAAACCAGTACCATAGCTGTTAAAGACCGTAGTAATACCTTTTTCATTCAGACGATTAGTTTCCGCCTGCGGATCATCAATACGTGCTGTCAGCGATACCTCCATACCCGTTACACCCAAAAGCTCACGATTGGAAATACTGAACCAATAGCCTTGCTCCACATCAGTTTTCATACGTAAACCGGCAGCATGTGTGGCCAGACTTTCCAGTTCACCACTGGACCCAGTAACATACGGATAAAATAACTGCGCACGGTCAGAAGAAGTCTGAAAATTAATATTTCCGAGCGAACCACGTCCCTGAATAGCCTGAGTCAGCGTAGTACCTTTCGGCGCAGCAATATAGGCAATTGCGTCCAGCTTATCAGCCAGCGTTACCATCGCTGCGGCCACAGTTGCATCTGCATCATATTGCGGCACAATCAAAATCTTTGCATCCGCACCCAGACGCGTAAACCCTTCAGTAAGCAATTCCATACCCTTACGCTTACCTGTTGCCGCTTCATAGCCGCCAATAATATCCGCTACCGTTACCTTGCTCGGATCAAGATAGGTATAAGCAATCGATACATCAGAACGCATCTGAGCAAAAGTCAGCTCACCAGTTTCCAGATTAAGCGTGTAATCAGAACCCTCAGACAAAGTCTGAGTCCCTGCCTGTACTTTATAGCCAGACTGTAAGGCCGGATGCGCCGTTTTGGCCATCAACGTATCACTGTCGATAACCAGTACCTCAGAATCAACAACCGTTTTATGCTTAGCCGGATTCAGCACATTCACTACATAAGCCACACCAGACTGATAACGCGTCCAGATATTAGCCGCATCAGGCAAAGTAAAACCAGCTCCTGTCACAGAACCAAATTGACTAAAATCCTTAACTGTCTGACACACCGTCAATTCATTTACTGCACCAGACATACCCGTACCAACAATCGCTGTAATCGCCCCATCTACGGTATAGACCGGACTACTGCCGCCATCAATACGGATTGTTTCAACACCATGCAAATAAGCTGCTGCCATGATGATTATTACTCCTTCGAAGTTACAGATTGTGAAATAGCTTTGGTCTTAATCTCACCACGAGTCGGTATAGATTTGACCAGATTTTGCTGATTAACCACCGGACGCTGCTCCACTTGAAGCGTCTCAGTGCGAGCGCATAACCGATATCGCCAAACCCCATCGGCCTCCCCCAGAAAGCGCTCACTCAACAACCGGATTTGCTGGCAATGGTCAGGCTGAAATCCCACCAAAGCCAAGCGTAAAGAATCAAGTAAATCCAGCACACCCTTCTCATTTTCCAGAGAACGAGCAAAAACCGCGAAACGCAACTGCAAGCGCCTTTCCTGCGTAATCAGGTCAGTACTGCACGGCTTTTTGAATTTACTGCGCTGATAGCCAATCAATACCGCCCCAAGCGGATGAATAAACTGATAATCCTTAAAATTATTCGGCATCAACTGTACCGAATAATCTGGCAAGGCTCTCTCAAGATATGTCTGCACATTGTTCAGAACAGAACGGGTTAAATTCATCCGATATTCTCCATACAATCCAGCGGGCACAAAAAACCCTCACAACCAAAATTGTGAGGGCGTAGTTTTTTAGCGGCTAAAATTAATTACAACACAGACCTGCCAGAAAAATAATAAATAAAACAAATATTAGCTACAAAGTCACACATAAAATCAATATAACCAATCCAAGTGCCAGAATATTAATAAAGAGTAGACTAAAGTAAACACAAAATATTTATGCCAATAACATTAAATATAATACTCATAAAAAAAGCTGCTCAGGCAGCTTTAAATAATAAATTTGGCGGAGAGGAAGGGATTCGAACCCTCGATACGCTATTCACGTATACACGCTTTCCAGGCGTGCGACTTCAACCACTCATCCACCTCTCCGTGAGAATGGAATTGCGCGCATTATAACGAGAGCGTGGCTTTCTGGCAAGAACTTCAGCAACACAGCACTTACAAAATCAGCGACAGCAATCCAGCTGCAATCAAAGGCCCTACCGGCACACCGCGTAAAAAGGCCACCCCGATAATAGTACCAATCATCAACCCAGTCACAATTGACGGATTAACCTGCATCAACTGCACCCCACGCCCGCCAAGCCAGGCCACTATTGTACCTACTACCACAGCAGCAATGGTTTTCCAACTGGTTACCAGCGCAGCAATCTGTGCCGGCTGCACCTTGCCTGTAATCAAAGGAGCCAGTACACCAATCATCAGCAGCATAATACCCAACTGTACCCCATATTTTTCCAGTACCGGTGCATATTTTAATAACGGCGTTTGCTGTATCAACAAAATAATTAACGCTGAAATCGTTACTGAAGGATTATGTCCCACAATACCTAACCCCACAAACAACAACAGCAATAGAGCATTTGCATTACTTGCCCAGAAAGACATATTTATCCCCTGATTAAAGATTATTGAAAATAATTCCCACATTAGCAACCAGCCATAATTACAGCTGGTCAACACAGATGAGTGAAACAATAAATCATAATCAATGCGTGAGCAAATTCAAATCTCTTTATCAGAAAACTGTCCAACTTCATGTGGATTTAAACGCGCCTCATCTTCCTGTCCCAAACCTATCAGACTGCGCAGCCGCGTCATATAAACATTCACGTCCAACCCCTGACCATAACGTTGTGCCTGCCAGATTGTTTCTGCCAGTGCCTCAATCATATCGTGTTCTGCTTTCACCCAGTCACCCGCATACTGCTCACACAAGCGCTGATGAATAGCTGCAATCCCAAACGGCTGATCAATCGCTACCTGTTCCTGTACTGATAAATGCAGAGACAAATGCAAAAAAGGATTTGTTTCCCCCTCTTCCGGCCGCCATGTCCGGGTTAAAAACTGTTCAACATTTTCCAGATAGGGCGCATACTCAGTATGTGCAGCAATAATCCGCAACGCCTTCTGCTGTAAAGCATCCAGCAACTGCGGCTGCTGACGCTTACGCCACACATCAGCGAAAAAACGGCGCACATCATCCGTATTGACATCATACATAACAGCATTCATTCCAAACAAAATAATGCAAATTATAAATCAATGCCGCCAACATCGATAATTTCCTGCCATCTTGTCGGCCAGCATAAAATCCATATCTGAATTCTCTACAAAATCAAATTATGCAACAATCAATTAACAGTAACTAACAGCAAAGTATTCATCTCTATCCGTATAATTTCCTGTATAACACAAATATTTTGCTAATGATCAGCACCATAAGGAACGTAAAAAAGCAGCTGGCAGGCGATTGGATATTCAAATCATCATGAATTTATCATAAATATAGGCGCTGGCGGATAAAGCCAATCTTGTTTACCAACAGCTTAAATTGTTTGCAGCGAATTGTTATGGCATACATTTTGCCTGCACTGGCGCTTTGCTTTTTTCACAATAAGCTGCACCCTTAGCATCAAAAACAATGTAATGTCTGGTTCCGGCATACTCGCAAACTAAAGAGGGATCCATTAGTGTATCAAGAACCCATAATTGTTTATCTTTTTTAAATTCAGGTACTAACGTTGCTTTCATACATACTGGACCATCATATAGACTGACATTAATAAGCCGGAAAATACTGTTACCATCAGAAAAAGTTGCTGGGCAACTCACAACAGGGGACTGAGCATAGCAATTAATTGATATTATGTTGAGTAATAGACTGGTAAATAATATCGCTATTTTTCTGTTATTCGATAACATAATATTGTTTTCCGTCATTAACAATTTTACCATGACCTCTGAATTCAATCTCACGATTCTGCAAGAGCTGTCCATTCCATTGTTCATAAACACTGATATACCTTGCTGTTTGATTAGGATGTATCACATCAAAACCACGTTATAAACATAAGTGTCAGTAAATAAAATACCTTTTTTTTATTAACAGATTAAGTACTTAGCAGCAAAATTTTATGGCATACATTTTGCCTGCACTGGCGCTTTGCTTTTTTCACAGTAAGCTGCACTCCTGGCATGAAAAACAATGGTATGTCTGGTTCCGGCATACTCGCAGACTAAATAAGGATCCATTCGCGGGTCAATATTCCATATAGCTTTTTCTTTTTTAAATTCAGGAACTAACTCTGCATTATTAGTTATTGGACCATCATATAAGCTGGCATTAAAAAGGCGGTAAACAGTGTGTTTATCAGAAAAAGTTGCGGGGCAACTCACAACAGGAGTCTGAGCAAGGCAATTGATTGATAAAAGGCTGAGTAACAGACTGGTAAATAATATCGTTATTTTTTTGTTGTTCAATAACATAAAATTTAATCCTATTATTTGAAACATAACCCCACCCTCTGAATTCAAGCTCACGAGTCTGCAATAGCTGTCCCTTCCATTGATCATAAACGTTGATACCCCTTGCTGTTTGATTGATATATATATTGCAGCATGGCCATGATATTTGCCTCTACTATCAAACGTCGCCATTGCGGTACCAGGCTAAATACTATTATTACCTTTAATTCTGGCTCTTTTTTCCAGATCGTAATTTGTTTTGCTTTCGAAAAATGTTTTACAGCAACAACACATTCATGGGATTCTCCGACATAAATTTCACGATCTCGGTCTCTTTTAATGTTCTCATCAACTATATTTGATAACAAATGTAACTTAATGTTAGTTTATTGGAAATTAGTGCCTGTTGCAATAGCAATTATAAGCAGTTTTTATTCAGACGAATGAATAAAATGCCAATGCAATTTCTACTTAATTACTGATTAAAATAGATGTTATTCCCCCTTAAATTTATTTTTTAGTCTGATTTTTAAATGCCGATTGATGGTAGTAATTAGCTTAAAATCAGCTTATAACTTTATGACTATGCATATACACCAAAAATAAAGTATAATTGGCAAACCATCTGGGGGCGACCTTGGTTTCGACGGGGGTTGCAAAGCAGATGCGTGCATACCGGGGTCTCAGATTCCCGTTAAACACTGAATTTATATAGTCGCAAACGACGAAACTTACGCTTTAGCCGCTTAAGGCTAAACGTTGCAACGGTTCGCCAATGGGCCGTGTGAGGCAACTCACCGCAACGACATTTACATTGGCTGGTTTAATGTCGTGTTGTCTGGCATTGAACGAGATTTATGGCAACTGGTTTACAAACAGCCTGTCTGTCGGCGGTTTGTAAATAAGATTCGAAGTTGGCAAGACTAAGTATGTAGATCGCTCTGTAGAGGACTTTCGGACGGGGGTTCGATTCCCCCCGCCTCCACCAATTATCCCGTCTGTTTATTCAGACACGATATCCAGATTCATTAACTACCCTATACTATATTCAGCTTTCCATCTACTCAGAACGCAAAAAAGCTCCCAACCAGGGAACTTTTTAATCAGCTGTTTAAGGTGAAGCATACCTATCAATGAATCAAATTATAGCCTTTCATTTAATATACGTCAATAGAATATTTTTAACAATTTAAAATTAAATTCATTTAATCAGTATAACAAATCTCATATTAATAAATTCACATTACTGAGATAAACAATATTATATACATATATCATAAGAATAAATCCTTACTCATAAAGTTAAATTACAATCTGTTTGCAAAAATGATTAATGAATAGACTATAATAAATAGCAAACTATCTGTTTAAATTCATCTCATTCTAATCAGAATATCAAACAATCATTACCACTTGCGTACCATATTCAGCCTATTTTAAAGAATCAGGTTTATCAGATAAATTCGACTAAATTCATTTGTCACACCTCAAAATGAGGGTAATCCTTACTGGACTTCCAATCACCACCCCATACAATTTTTACTTTCAGCTCTGTAGCAGCCTGTTTCATAGCTACAGCTATCATGTGAAATTTTTTCAAATCATTCCAGTCAACCGGATAAGGAACCAAGTCTATGGCCTTACCGGTAGCATGTTTACTTGCAAACGGGTTATTTAACCATGTTACTTTACTCAAGCCCGGCTGCGCATATTTTGCTGGCACCCCTTTCACACTGCATTGCAGCGCGGTTCGACCTTTGCCGTAATTAATACAGCACTGTTCATAAGTGCGCAGCCCCTCAGTCACCATAAAATCTTGACTAGTGATTTCAATTGCCCGTTTAACTACCCTGACCAGACTGACATCTACCCCGTATAAACGCTGCAATGATCGATTACTCAATTTATACATATTAATTGTCCAAAAAAGCAGCCCTCAGGCTGCCTGATACTTATTTATAGTTATTCTTTTGTTGATTCATCACTACCAACAAACTGCTCTGCTTTTTTGCTAACAATATTAATTATGCGCTGTGCCAGTTTCGGTGCAGCAGCCTTGAACGCATCCAGAAATGATGTGGTCGACATACCTGCAAATACCCCCACTCCGGCAAAAAGCCACGGATGATTCTGCGGGAAGAAATAATCAGTTACTGCGGCAGCAAATATCATTCCCAACAAGACAAACAAAACTGTCATAAACCAGCCATAGCGTTTGTAATCTGTAACCAGTAAAGAACCAGCCAATCCACCCATCAGCGCAAATAGAATACAGACCGAAAAAGCATCTTTCACTAACTCCATACTTTATCGTCCTTTATGTTTCAAATCTTCAACCCGTTTTGTGTAGTTGATCAAATTACGCCCCGCCAGGGCACATACTACAGTTAGTACAGGATAAGTGGTCATACCTGTTGTTAACGGTGGGTATGATGCCCAGAATGTAGCCGATATTACGGCCCATATCAGCGCAGATAAAATCAGTAAATAGCCAGAAAACACACTGCAACGGTAGGATTTAAATATCGCCACAATTAACTGTAACAATGCCACCCCAATCAATAACACCGCCAGAGTATAAGGACGCAATAACAAAAAGCCTTTATACAGTTTAAGATCAAAAACATCGCTGCCACCCAGCAAAAATATACCAGCAAAACCTATCATAATCAGCGCACTGGTAACTGTAATAACACGGGTGCCTGTACAAAATAACCATTGTTGCAATTTATCCGGCAAAAATCTTAAATCCAGCAATGAATGAAGTAGCTGTAATACCAATTCCACATTTCTCATAAATCAACCATCAAATCCTTAAAAACAAAAAAACTGGTTAAAAACCAGTTTTAATACCCATTAATATTAGAATATGCATTTCTTATTCATCATTTTTAAATTTATTTCAAACTTTCTTTTATTCCTTACTCTGATACAAAAAAATCATTTTTCAAAATATAACCATTATGCATTTATATAAATAAATTTATATTGAATAGATATTTGTATATAGCCATACCTTGAACAGACTGATTTTCAGAAGCTTTCAAGGTATGACTAAAGCTTAGAGCAATTTTTATACAAGTCAATCCGATCCTTACATCAGTTTGGCCAGATGATTGCGTGCCGATTCTTTAGCTTCAGATTCTGGCATTTTTTCAAACAACGGTAAAAAAGCCTTATGACACTTATTAAATATCCGATCCATCTCATATGCAAATTCATGAATCTGCGATTCGTATTTACTACCCAGAATACGTAAAGCCGGAAATAAATGCTCATACATCAGACGCATTTTCTGAGAACAGGCAAATGATTCATATAAACTGGCCAACACTGTAGATGGAACACTAAGTTCGTCACCACCGTTTTTATTCGACTCCGGACTACTGATACTGGCTTTTTTGACTGCAACGCGGCTTAACAGGCAAATAACATCAACAAATCTTGAGGATGGTACCTTATCATAACTTACACCATAACGGGTTTGCACAGCCTGCCATAAGGTGATTGCGAGCTCAGCCTGTTGTTCTTTAGCCACGGATAATACAAGCTGCCTATGTAAAGCCTTGATAATAGAAATCTGATTAGGCAACAAACCTGAACAGTCATTATTATCAGCTGTTTCTGGAAAACGTGGCTTTTTCGCAGCGCGTGGCTTGCGCCAGTGAGTATTAATGGCCTCAGTGCATTCTCGCTGATAAGTCAGCACCAGCTCTTTCAGATTATCTTTAACCTTTTTCGGATTGATACTCTGTAGCCAGTTAGGCAATTTTTTAAGTGGAATCGCCAGAATTTTCTTGGTGCCGTTTTTAACCGGGATAGATAAAAATCCGCATCCGTATTTTTGATAGCACCCCTTTAATTTACGGTGTTGAGTTGACCAATCCAGACCAATACCGTTAACAACCGATTTCATACATACGTAAATAGTATTTTTAACTTTAACTGTAGCAAGGCTACTCCCTAAAAAAGAAACAAATGTGATACTATTATTCATTCAAAACTCCTAATTTTAACCTTGGGATTTTTGTTTACCTAATACCTCAAAGGTGGCAGCCTTTGAGGTATTACCATTTCAGATACTAAAATTGTTAAATATATTTACAATTTTTATTTTTACCTTATATCAATTAATCGTTAATTTAAGTTGAGTTTATTTACAAATACTTTCAGTTAAATAAGTGATAGTTTTGATCCTATATCATTTCAGGTAATATACTCCTAAGTGGTTATCCACTATAGCCATATCTGGCTATATTAAAATTTATAAAAGATAATTACAAGTATTTTATGGCCATTTATGACCAATTTTTTATCATTTATGGATTAAATTTTATTTTTTAACATCTTATTTTTCTATCATGAAATTTGCTAATCAACTTAAAACAGCCAGACTGGAAGCCGGACTTTCCCAGAAAGAACTAGCCCAAAAAACTAGCATCACCCCATCTCTGATATCCAGATATGAGTTGGGTAAAGTTATCCCCAGATTAGAAACAGTTAATAAAATTATGAAAATACTGAATTTTAAACAAACTGAAATCATATCTCACATCAATAGTAACAATATTGCGTTCATAAATATCCCACCTTTGTCTATCGAAAAAAACATTTCTGATGCAACTCAATTATGCATATTAAAAACTGATTTAAAAGTAAATAATTTGCAAGTTGATAATTTAGTCTGTACCACCATGAATGGAAATTCCATGCAGAATCTATTAAATGATGGAGATAAACTTATCATTGATATTTCTCAAAAAAAACCTATAGATGGCAAAATTTACGCCTTCAATCAAGGAAAACTGTTAAGAATTAAAATTCTGCAAAATCTACCTAACCATCGGGTACGTATGAAAAGTTATAATAGCTATGAATATCCAGATGAAATTGCCTCTTTAAATGATATAGAACTTATAGGACAAATAGTTTATCGCTGCGGATGTTTGTAA